CTGAATTAAAAAAAATTCGTATAGACGAAACATTAGTAAATGTAGCTAGTGGACTGAAAGCTGTTAAACCAGCAGAAGTTAAACAGTTACTTAGAAATAATGTTAGACTATCTGAACAAGGTTCTGTTGAAGTTATTAACGAAGATGGAACTCCAAGATATTCAGACAAAGGCGAACCGATGACAGTAAATGATGTGGTAAGCGAATATTTAAAAAACAATCCTCATCACGTAATGTCTACTCAAAGTGGAGTAGGTTCACAAGGTAAGATTGGTGGTTCAACACCCAGAACATTAAAAATGAGTGATCTTGATTTGAATAATCCAACTGACAGAAAATTATATTCTGACATGAGGAAACAAAGAAATCAGGGTAATTTTAAAATGAAACTAACAACTAACAATAACTAAAATAAAAATATGGCAAACGAAACAACATCATCAACTCTTTCCGAGTTGTTTGAAAATATAACACAAGAAGCAATCTTTACATTTCAAGAAACATCTGTAATGAGACCTCTTGTTACACTATACCCAATAGTTGGTGCAGGAAAAACAGTAGAAATTCCTGTGTACCCAGCTATCACAGCATCAGCAGTAAATGAAGCTACTGATTTAACAAACACAGCAGTTAATCCAACATCAGAAACTATCACAGCTTCAGAAGTTGGTGTTATGACAACTCTTACTGACTTAGCTAGAGATTCAGCTAGTCGTAATGTAGGTGCTGACATTGGTAAATTATTTGGTGAAGCAATCGCTAAAAAAGTAGATACAGATTTAGCTACTTTATTAGATAGCTTTACAGCTACTCTTGATAGTGGTGGTGGTGTAGAATTAACAGCAGATAAGTTATTTCAAGCACAAGCAACACTTAGGTTACTAAATGTACCTGCACCTTATTATGGTGTATTTAGTCCTAAAGCTGTTTTCAATTTAAAGAAAACACTTACAGCAGCAGGCTACAATACTAATTCAAATGCTATTTCTGACATCGGAAATGAAGCATTAACTAATGGTTACGTAGGTAGAGTTGCTGGTATTGATATATTTGAAAACGCAAATATCGCAATTAACGCAAATGATGATTCAGCAGGTGCAGTATTTCACCCAATGTCATTAGGTCTTGCTCTTAAAGAGGATTTCAAAGTGGAAACTCAAAGAGACGCATCGCTTCGTGGAACAGAAATTGTGGCAAGTATTTGCTACGGTACTGGAATTATTAAAAATAACTATGGCGTTAGAGTAATATCTGACTCTGCATTTTAATTAATGAACTCGGTGGGGTGTAAAAGCCCCACCATTTAATTATGAAACAGATAGACAATCCAAAGACAATTATTCATTTAAAGAATAAGGATTTTGTTTATCGTTATGTGTTAGTAGATAGATTTAAACATACATCAACTACACATTTTGGATTTGATAAAGACCTAGAGAGAACTGAGGCAGAAATATTTGCATCTATTTCTCCTAGAACATTAAGAAGAAAATATATTATAAAGGATTAAGATATGGCAAATTTTACCGTAGATGCAGATTTAACTTTTTACCAACCAGATATTCTTACTTTTGGTATAGCAAGTTTTAGTTCACCAAATGATTATCACGCACAAGCAAGAGCAGACATTGAAAGAGATTTAAGAATTAAATGGTTTCCAGTTTATTCAAAGGAAACTTATAGAGATATTTCAATACTAAACACAACTGAAATGGACGCTACACTATTAACTGATGCACAATTTAAAAGAGCAAGTGTATTTAAAGTAATAGGTTTTTATGCGTGTCCACAACTTACTAAATTTAATTCAAATGATAACCCTGATAGATTCCAAGTTATGATGAAACATTATCAGCAAATGTATGCAAGTGAAATTGAAGATATACTTAGAGATGGTGTTGAATATGATGCCGATGATTCTAATACAGTTGCAGATGCAGAAAAAGCACCTTATCATAGATTAAAACTTATAAGATGATTACTTTTGAAAGTAATGTTTTACAGGTAGTTGAAAACTTTGAAAGACAAGTAAAAGAACAACCCTCAATAGTTCAAAAGTCATTAGGGAGAACTGCAGAATTTTTAATGTTTTTAATAAAACGCAGAACAGCTAGAGGAAAAGATTTTAATGGAATGGACTTCAAAAAATATACTTCTGAATATGAAGAAATAAGAAAAGCTAAACAATTATCTACTAAACCAGATTTATTCTTTTCAGGTAAGATGTTATCTAATATGACGCAAAAATCTACACCATCACAAGCACAAATTTATTTTACTTCTGTAAGAGAAGGATTAAAAGCTATGGGTAATCAAAGAAAAAGAAAATTCTTTGCGATAGGTGATGCTGAAGCACCATTACTAAAAAATAAATTTATGGAAGAATATACTAGACTAAGTAAAATATGAGCAAAAGAGAAAATATAGCAAGTAATATAATAACTACTATTTCAACTGGTACTTCTCCTATCACTATTAAAAAAATTACTAGAGAACCTTTTAATGTAGATGAATTATCTGAACAACAATATCCTGCTTGTTTTATACAAACTGGTAATGAAACTAGGTCAGATCAAACAATGACATCAAGCACAATAACAAGACAAGCAAGTGTTGATTATGTAATTATTGGTTTTGTTAAAGGGACTCCAACAAATATAGATACGAAAAGAAATGAATTAATTTCTACGATTGAAACAAGACTAGATTCTGATAGAACACGTGGTGGGTACGCAAAACAAACTCAAATAGTAGAAGTTAATACTGATGAGGGAGTTTTGTTTCCAATAGGTGGTATCAGAATGGTTGTGAGAGTTATGTATCAATACATTTCTGGCACACCTTAATATAAACAAACAAGGAGAACAAAATGGCAACTCATACTGGTTCAGAAGGAACAATTAAAATTGGTTCTACTGTTATAGGTGAATTAAGAAGTTATACACTAGAGCAAACTGGAGATACTATTGAAGATACTTCAATGGGTGATTCTGTAAGAAGCTACAAAGCTGGTTTAAAATCTAGCAGTGGTTCAGCAAGTGTATTTTTTGACGAAGCTGACGCTGGTCAATTATTATGTACAGTTGGATCTTCAATTACTTTAAACGTATTCCCAGAAGGTAATACTGCTGGTGATAAGTTTTACGCAGTTGATGCGATAGTAACTGGATATAATGTAAGTGCATCTTTTGACGGAATGGTAGAAGCAGAAATCACTTTCCAAGGCAATAGTGCAGTAACAATCGGAACAGCGAATTAATTAATTAATTAGAAAAGGAAGAATATGAACGTAATAGATAGAGTGAAGGCACAGTTTGAATCTTTAGGCGTTAAAAAGATTGAGGTAGCTGAGTGGGGCGAGGAAGGCAAACCTTTAACAATATATTGCTCACCATTTACTTTAGGTGAAAAAAGAAACCTATTTAAAGGTGCTAAGAATGATGATCTAGGAGTGTTAGTAGATGCAATCGTTTTAAAAGCAAAAGACTCTGAAGGAAATAAAATATTTAAGCTAGATGATAAGCTAACATTATTGAATAATGCTGATGCTAATGTTATAGTTAAAGTAGCGACAGAAATGTTGTCTGGTGTTTCTTATGAGGAAGCTGAAAAAAAGTAAGGACTGACCACGAGTTGTATTCTATACTTTCTCTTGGTTATGAATTAAAAAAAAGTATGGAAGAAATTTTGTGTATAACACAAGATGAATTTTATTATTGGATAGCGTATTTCAAAGTGAAGGCAGAAAAAGATAAACTAAATTATGGCAGATCAGCAAGTAAAAATAACAATCTCCGCAATAGATAATGCCACAAAAGCACTTAACGATGTTAAAAATTCTTTAAAAGGATTAGGTAAAGAAACTGACAAAACAGAAGTTAGTTTTTTTTCATTAAAAAATGCTGTAATAGGATTCGCAACAGTAACAGCAGTTCTTTTAGTTAAAAGAATAGCAGACGCAACAAAAATATTCCAAGATTTAAGATCAAATTTAATAAGTGCAACTGGTTCAATAGAACAAGGCACAGAAGCGTTTAAATATTTGACACAGTTTGCCAAAGGAACTCAATTTGGTGTGGAAGATGTAACCAAAGCATTTTTAACTTTATATCAAAATGGTGTTGAACCTACTGAAAGAATCTTAAGAATATTTACCACAGTTGCAGGAAACGCTACTAATAAATTAGACACATTAAATGATTTAGTAATTTTATTTGCTAAAGGGGCTCAAAATGCTGGTATAGGGGCTCAAACATTAACACAGTTAGTTAAAAATAATATTCCAGTTTATGAAATTTTACAAAAACAATTAGGTATTTCAACAGAAGGTGTAAATAAATTATTTGATAGTTCATCAACTGCTAAAATTGCTCTTGATGCTTTATTAATAGGATTAGAAGAAAGAGCAAAACAAGCAAGTAATAGAGTTGATAACCTTTCAACTAGAATGGATTTATTTACAAAAAGCACACAACAACTTCTTGCAGAGATAGGAGAAACAACTTCATTAAATTATTTTTTTGATACTTTAAATGAGGGTTTTGAAAGAAATAAACCTTTACTACAATTTCTTGGCAATCTTCTTATTGGTGTAATCAATGTAGTAGCTTTTATTGCTAATACAGCAAATAAAGTAATGTTTGATTTTTTTGAAATGTTTAGTTTTTATGCAAAGCCATTAAAAAATATGGCAGATGCAATTTATGAAACTTTAACACCAGCATTCTCTTTTTTAACAAGACAAATAAATAATGCAACAAAAGCATACGAAGCATTAAAAAGAATAGGCAAAGCCAATTCAAACCAATCAATAACAAGAGATACATTTGAATCTGATAGGGCTATAACGACAGGTAAATTACCTGATGAACCAAAAACAACTCCAAAAGCTACTCAACTACAAGAAATAGTTTCAACTACATCAATAGAATTAATAAAAGTATTAGATACTTTTGAAAAAATAGCTGACATAATTTCCAAAGGTATCGCAACTGGAATAAAAGATGTTTCTAAATCATTAGCAGAATCAGTTGTGTTAGGAAAAAGTTTGCAAACTTCTTTTAGAGATATTGCTCAAAATTTATTAGTTAAAATTCTTGCTGGGCTAATTGAACAAAATTTAATTAAATTAGCTTTATTAGCTTTAGATGAGATAGCAAGTCTTTTAGGAATAAGACAGTTATATACTGAAAGTTTAAAAACAAAAGAATTAGAAAAACAAGCTAAACTTAAAAGTCAAATGAATGCTACTGGTACTCAACCAGAAGAAATGGCTAAAGAACAATTAAGTAATATATTTGATGAACTATATAATAAATTAAAAACATCTTTTGATGATGTTTTAACTTCAGTGTCAGATATATTTACCAATATAGGTTCTTTTACTAATGACATATTTAATAACATAGGAAGTAGTGTAGGTGATATTTTATCATCATTAAGTTCTAGCATTGGAGATATATTTAGTTCAATATCTGGTTCCTTGGGAGATATATTGGGAAGTCTAGGAAATATGATGGGGGGTGGTGGTGGTGGAGGAGGTTCTGAAGCACAAATGTTATTTGACATAGGTAAATTTTTATTTATGGCAGAAGGTGGTGCAATAAACGCAGGACAACCAGCAGTCGTTGGAGAACGAGGTAGAGAATTATTTATTCCTTCTACAAATGGAACTATTGTTCCTAATCACGATATGGGTTCAGCAAATAATATAACATTTAATATTCAAGCGAATGATGTTAGAGGTATTAAAGAATTATTAATTGATAATAGAGCAACTATAATTAACTTAGTTAATCAGGGTGCTAATCAAAAAGGAAAATCTAACGTAGTATGAGTGGAACATTCCCATCAA